AATGGCGTCAAAGTATAGTCAGCGACACAAATGGTCAGATCATGGACATAGATTCAGTTGCTGTGTCAGAAGACGGTCGTAGTATTGTAGCTTTGGATCGTGCCAGTGTCAACAACACGCCTCAAATCTATTGCATAACGCGCCAATGCGGACAAGCTGATGCACCTTTGTGGCGAATCGAGCAAAGTTTGAAACGCGCCGATGCAGATGAACTAGTTTGGGAAAACATGGCCCTCAATGACGATCACACTCGGATGGTGTTGCGCAAAAAGGACACAATGTCCGATCAGTATCAATTTTGCGTGTACAAACGTGAACGCAGTGTGTCGAAACGAGCAAACGTGCGGCAATCACGGGACGGATTCAAATTTCGCCAGATACAAACAATCGAAACAGGCTTGGAAAGCGGTCAAACAAGCACAGAAAACTTTGCCATGTCGCACAACGGAAACACTCTGGCTTTTCTTGTATTAGTGGACTCGACATTCTACGTACATCAGTACGAGTTCAACAACAGCATCTGTCTTTTTGAAAAAGTTTCAGAGTTTGCAGTCGACAGCACGGAAAACGCTGTGGGCATTGTTTTTGGCGGACGCCGATCCGAGCGGTTATTCGTGCTGAGTGCAGATGCGAACAGCAACAGCGCCTCCGTGGACGTGCACGACCGCACGAGAGAAAATGACAATGCCAACTGTGTCCAAAAGTGCAGCGACAACACAGACTTGGATTACTTTTCACAGCAAACAAAAGTGCAGACTGTCGACAATGTCAGCTTGGGTGGCGGCAGTTTGTATCGCTATAGGGTTCTTGCCGATCCCGTCGATGGAGATTTCTTTGCTGTTGTTGCCACGCAAGTCAGTGTTGCCAATCAAATGCCGCGACCAGAGCCGATCTTTGTGTCAATGTGGCGTAGTTGCTCCAAAGATCCGCAACGTTGGGCGCCATGCAATTTGGGCGGTCTGACAAGCTTGGCAGACGCTCGGTGCTATCAAGTAGATGAATTTGACACCTTTTCATTCAGACGCGATTGTCAACGCTACTGCCTCGCTCTGGGACAAGTGATCAAATCGGTATCGTTTGAGTTTTTTCTTCGCCCCTTAGCCGACGAGGTGTTTGTGTCAAATCCTGACGGCTGCTTCTACATCAATGCGTCTGTGGAAGATATCGTTGGGCTCTACTATCGAGTTGCCGGAGATCGGCATTGGACTCTATTCGCAGACGGGCAGAGCAACCAAAAAATTGACATCACTGCACAGAATTGCACAGCCAAAAACATCGAACTGGCCTTTGTCGTGAAGGACACACGTTTTGTTTCTGGTTCGGGTTTTATTCCAGTTGCTCCCGATCCATCACGTGAACCGGAGTTCCTACTGTTAACAGACTCGATCCCCATGCGTCTCTGCTTCAGTCTCGTTTGCTTTGAAAAAAGTGCCAACTGTGCTATTCAAAGCACAATCCAGAGCGTGGACTGTGCCGAAATTGAAAAGCGCTCGCTGTTGGGTTCCAGTGCTCTGCGCTCATGTCGATCAGGCAAGACGTGTTTCAGCGCGCTGCCAACGCGTCTTTATGCCGCTTCATACACCGGATTCGGCGGCGACTCTGCCTTGCACGAATTGGTACCGCGCACCGGTCAAGCTTGTCGTCTGCAGGCGCTGGGCGATTTTGCCACTGTCGTTCTTGCCACACATCCCAAGACAGGCATTGTGTACGGCATTGGCAGTCGCAGTGGTGAAGAAGCAGAGGACGGCAACTTTTTGTTTCGCATCGACCCCAACAGCGGTTTACTGTTTGAAATTGGCAAAGTCGAAATTGCTGGCAGCGACTCAGTGCTGTTCGATTTAAGTTTCAGACCGAATGACAGCAATGTAATCCTTCCCAACGACGCGTTGCTTTATTTGGTCAGCGGTGGCCTCAACTCTGTGGTTTTGTCGCAAGTTGATGTGACCAACGGCAACGCAATCACTCGGGGAACTATTGCCAACGACGGCTCTACCAGCGGCCACGGACTTGCCGTAGACGCTGATGATCGTATGTACATCGCTTTGACGCGTGAGTCGAATCCCTCGCAGCCTTTGCTGCTGGAATTGGACGCAAACAGCGCTGAAGTAATTTCGGAATCGGCCCTGACGCTGCGCAAATTTGGCAATTTGGCGTCTACCGGGGAATGGCAAAGGCCGGCGGTGACTTCACTTACATACGATCAGTGCGCAGATTGCATGTTTGCTCTGCTGGACAATGGTAGCGAAACGTACGATCGCGTCACACCACAATTTTTGGCGTGTGTCGATCGCAACAAATCTGTGCTCTGCAAGATTGGCCAGACTGGCCCAGAAGTGTTTGCTCTGACAGCCGAGGCTCGATCCACTGGCATCTGTCGTCCGCTGCAGCAGCAGTGAAACAGCACAGCACAAAATAAAAAATTTGTAATATGATGCACGATGAACGGTTTTTACAACCAGTGATCGAGCGATTGCTGCTGCATGCCGGTTTCGATTGGACACTTGCATACACGTCAGCGAGCAGGGTGTTTCACAAAGAGCGCAAATGGTTGATCGAGCAACACGCAGTCGTCGATCACAAGGTGGCCGAGCAATTCACAAGCGGCATCTCGATACACTATCGATCGGCGGAAGTCAAACGTCTCGATGAAGTGAAGGCGTTGCCGTCCAAGTTGACGCACTTGGAGTTTTGGCCCACTTTTACCCAGCCGCTGAACACCGTGACGCTGCCGCCAATTTTGACCCACTTGACGTTTGGCTGGTGGTTCGATCAGCCGCTCGACAACGTGACGTTGCCTACAACACTGACACATTTGACGTTTGGGCATAGTTTCAATCAGCCGCTAGACGCCGTAACGCTCCCGCCGACGTTGACGCACTTGAGGTTTGGCTTCGACTTCAATCAGCCGCTCGACAATGTGACGCTGCCACCGACGTTGACAAATTTGACGTTTGGCTATTACTTCAATCAGCCGCTCAGAAACGTCAAGCTTCCGCCGAATTTGACTCGATTGAAGTTCGGTGTTGAGTTCAATCAGCCAATGTGCCAAGTGACATTGCCATCGCGGTTGACGCAGTTGACATTTGGCAGCAATTTCAATCATTCGCTGGACAGAGTCACGCTGCCGTCAACGTTGACACTATTGAAATTCGGCCTGATACCGACAACAAAGTAATTTAAATGTCATCAATGAACGCTATTTGTAGCAGTTGGCATCCGGCCATTCCAGACCGAACACTTTTATAGTAATTTAAATGTCATCCATGAATGCTATTTGTGGCAGTTGGCATCCGGCCATTCCAGACCGAACACTGTTGTCATGGCGCTACTTTTTGTCACTATATGCCGTGAGCAGTGTCGCTGCACAATGGCAGGAATGGTCTGATGCAGCCGAACCTGGCGTCGCTCACATGCGATACTTTACGAATATAACCTATCTACTTTTTTGTATTTCGACTGTTGCGCTCTGTTCTTTTCAAATAGTATGCTCAACTTGCAAAAAGAGCAACGAAAGCACCGTCAGTCGAGGCGCTTTGCTGTTTGCAAAAATTATCGCGATCACATGGCAGTGTGCATGTTGCTGCAGTCTTTTCCTCGACGTGGTGTACTGGTCGGTGCTCAGATCGAACTTGACTGATGAAACCAACGGCTTTTCCAACGTGAACAAACATTTGATCAATTCGCTGCTCATGTTGGGTAGCTTTGCCATAAACAATATGCATTTTCCAGCCAAAGACGTGCTCTTTGTGCTACTGTATGCGTTGCTGTACGCGGTGATTTCGGTCGTTTATTTTGCGGAGACCAAGGAATGGATCTATTTTTTTCTCAATTGGCACAATCGATATGTTGCAGCCTACTATGCAGCTTTGATCAGCGGACTATTGGTCACATATCTGGCGCTGTATCTACTCGGTCGCTTAAAGAAGAAATTCAGCGCACAATTACTGCTGACGCAGCAGTTGCAACAGGCGCTGTTCCCGTCAGACAATGAATCAAAAGAGATGGTTTGATGATTTATTTGCAAGCGAAACCGCCCAAAAGTTCGCTGGTCAGACCTTTGATCGGCGAACTCTTTTCGCCCAGATAGTGCACGGAGCCGTCACCGCCACAATCGAATTTGCCCAGATACGCTTTGCGGCCGTCGCCACTGTCATCGACAACAATGACGTAAAAGACATTATTGCATTTATCGTAGGCCATTGCCGATACAAAAGGTGAACTTGGCTGCACAGTGAAGTCTGGAAAGCCGGCAGCGTATGTTAGCAAAGATTGATCAATAATAGATCCATCCGCACTATTTAAAGCGTACAAGCGGCTTTGGTTCTCGTCTGCGCTTTTGTTGATCATGTAGAGTGTTTGACACGCATCGAAAGCAATCGCTCCGCCTGCTTGAATGGGCGGAAAATCGAAAGGTCTTGCCACAATGTTGGCTTGAACTAGAGCAGTGTCAATGGCAAACAGCACGATCCGATCAGCAATATTGTCTTCCGTGTCTCTGATCTCTGTTGCGGACAAATACAGAAGCGCGTCGTTGGCATCGACCAGCTGCCGATCGCTGCAGCGGAAGGCGGCATCAAGAATGTCCACGATGCCAAATGGCACTGGAAAAGAGATGCCGCCAATAATGATCGCTGCGCCGCTATCCGGATCGATGAAAAACAACTGATACTCCAGTGTCAGGGCTGTTTCGCTGTCGAAATCTGGATCGCGACCTACACCATATACGACCCCAGTTCCTGGATGTGTCGCCAGCACTGAATTTTCTAAGCCGAGCGACTCAGTGCGCAGACAGCAACTGCTAGACGCATCAACTTGATGCTCAGCCACTTCCAGCAATCTTTGTGTGCCATTTTCACTGGCCCACAGACGCGGAATAGCTTTTTGCACTTTCCGACCCTGCATGCGACAAAGGCGGGGTTTGCAGGCACCAAAGTTTGGCAGACTTTGCAGCAAATCACAGCACTCGTCGGCAGTGCAATTGCGCAGTCGATTGTACACATTGTCGGACTGACTGACAAGGGCTGATCCAGAGCCGTCGCAAGGCGATTGTGTGGGCAACAACTCGACAGCAAGACCTTGTCCGCCGATTTTCACCTGCTGCAAGAACGTCACCGTTGCGGTGGCTGTGTCCAGCGTTGCCAAATAGCGATTTCCTGGGCCATTATAGCCCAGAGTGGAATTGAAGCGCAGGTTTTCTGCGTCCACAGGCAGAAAGTCCTGCACAAAAGCATAGATTAGGCCCGAGCAGTTGTCGTACGCCAACGCATTGATGCGTGGTCCAAACTGAGCCTCGTTCGTTAACGGTGGTGGCGCAGGAGCGTCGGCAAAAGGTGGAGGAAAGCCCACGAACGAGATTGCTCTGTCGCTGAGCACCTCACCGTTGTCCGGATCGACTTCATACAACTTGTGCTGCCAGCCAAAGAGATCGTTAATGCCAATGTTCAGTTTCTTGGATGCCAGCCATAGCCGGTTTTCACCGTCAAAAGTGAGGCCATTGCCGACGCTGCGCTCCACGCGTTCTTCAAAACTGGTACCAAAATCAGAAAAAAAGTCATTTGTGATTGCGCTCAGTGTGCCAGTGAGCAAATTGTACTTGTATAAACTGTACTGATTGGCACCTTCATCTATTGCTTCACTGTCCACTTCAATTACGTTTGGCTGATTTTGTGCAAAAAAATACAAACAGGTCGCAGCTATGCCGTCGGCAGCCTCCGCCTCTGCACGAATTGCCCGCGCCATTTGCTTTAAGACGGCATCCCCGGCCGCGTGTCCATGACGGTCATTAATCTCTTTGAAGCCATCAAGGTCGATCAGAATCAACGCTCCCTCTGCGTCTGGCT